CGCCGGGCTGAAGGTCGTCCAGGTGCCGCACCCGTGGACGGCGGCGGTCGCGCGCGTGGTCAATACGGTGTATTACGCGAAGTGGTTCGAGCAGGGGACACAGGCGCGGCATACCAAGTGGGGCGCCAACCGCGGGTCGATGCCGGCGCGGCCGACGCTGATCCCGATCATGATCCGCTATCGGCGGCAGTTCACCGAGGACGTCGCGGCGATGCTCGAAGGGTTCGGGTTCACGGTGCGCGGGAGCGCCTGACGTGTCGAGCAGCGTCGAGATCGATCGCGCGCTGGCGGCGCGGCTGCAGGGCGATGCGACCCTGGCCGGCCTGCTGCCGGGCGGCGTCTGGTGGGACGAGGCCGGGCAGGGCAAGACCGCCTTCTGCCTGCTGGTGCTCGAGAGCGCGCACGACGCCGGCCAGATGCACGCCACGGGGCCGGGCCGCGCGACCGAAGATCTGCAGTATCTGGTCAAGGCCGTGACGCTGGGGAGCTCGCCGTCGGCGGCGATCAGCGCCGCGGCGCGGATCGACGTGCTGCTCGAGGATCAGCCGCTGACCATCAGCGGGTATCACTGCTGCACCATCGCGCGCGTCGAGCGGGTGCGCGGGACCGAAGTGGACGACGTCGATCCGACGATTCGCTGGCAACACCACGGCGGGCGCTATCGCGTGCTCGCCACCCCGACAGGAGCACCCACATGATTCGCGCAGGACGTAACGGGCTCGTCAAGTACGACCCGACCGGCGGGGCGACGACCGTCGCGATCGCGTCGATCAAGGCGTGGACGCTGAGCCTCGCCACCGAAAAGATCAATGTCACGTGCTTCCAGGATCAGAACCGCGTCTATATCCCCGGGATGCGCGACGTGTCCGGGACGCTCACCGGGTTCTGGAACTCGGCGGATATGACGCTGATCGAGGCGACCGAGGCGACGACCCCCGGGACCCTCGCGCTGATTCCCGATTCGACCGACGGGACGCCCGCGCATGAATTCACGGGGCTGGCGTATCTCGACGCCGAGATCAACACCGACGTCGAAGGCGCGCCCGAGCTGACCGGCACCTTCATGGCGGCCGGCACGTGGACGCTGCCGTCGGTGCCGTAGCGTGTTTCGGACGCTGGTGCTGACGCCGCGGCAGGGGTGGCTGTCGTGGGGCTACCGCCCCGCTGCGGACCTGACCGGCTGCCGGGTGAGCCGGGACGAGGCGCGCAAGTGGACGCTGCGGGCGCGGGTCGCGAAGGTCGACACCTACGGGATCGCCCAGGTGCCGCTGCTCTTCACCGCGCCGCGCACCAGCCCGCCGCGCGGCCTGTGGACGTTTCCCGTGGTCCCCAACTCGATCAGGATGGCCGGCACCGTGCTCACTGCGGCGCTCGGACCCCCGGAGGGACGGTAAGGTGATTCGCTTCGTCACCCCAGAAACCAAAACGCTGCCGCTCGAGGGCGGCGACACGCTGACCGTCAAGGGGCGGCTGTCGCACGGCGAGCACGTCGCCATGTATGCGCGCACCTATCGCGAGAAACCCGATGGCTCCCCCGGCGTCGACTACCTCGCGACCGGCGACGCGCTCGTGCTCGCCTATCTCGTCGACTGGAGCGCCGAGCCGCCGCTGCGCGGCCTGAGCGACGACGAGAAAGGCGACCTCATTCGCAACCTGGATCAGGCGTCGTTCCTCGAGATCAAGCGGGCGATCGAAGCGCACGAAAACCGCGTTGCCGCCGAGGACGCCGCGCTAAAAAAAACGGTCTCTATCGCCGGCTCGTCGCCGCCGATCTCGCGCTCTGTCGCCTGACCGGCGGCGGCTTCAGTTACCGCGACCTGCAGGAGTTGCCCGAAGTGGTCTACAGCATCCTGGTCGACGAGCTGCACCGCTCGACGCGTGAGGCGCCCCGATGGCGCTGAGCAGCACGATCGCCGCGGACTTCTCGGACTTTGTCGGCGAGTGCAAAAAAGCCGACCAGGGCCTGGCCGAGATCCAGGCCGAGGCGACCAAGACCGAGACCGCGCTCGCCGAGATGGGGGACACGGCGACGACCAGCGCCAAGTCGAGCGGCGACGCCTTCGCGACCGTCGGCACGTCGGCGCGCAAGGCCGGCGGCGATGTTAAGGGCATGAAGGACGGCTTCGAGGTCGCCGACAAGGCACTCGACGCGCTCGGCATCAACGTCGGCGGCAAGATCAACGATCTGAAGCAGCTGGGCAGCGTCTCGCTGGACACGTCGACCGCGATCGGCAAGCTCGGCACGGCGGTCAGTGTCGCCTCGGCGGCGATGATCGGCTGGCAGATCGGCCGCAAGATTGCCGAGCTCACCGGCAGCGACAAGATCATCGGCGACGCGACCGCGTCGATCCTGGGCTGGCGCGATGCCGGCCAGGCCGCCGCGAACAATGCCGACGTCCTGCGGCGCGCGTTCGAGAAAACCGGCCAGGTGTTCACCGACGTGCACGCCGCGTCCGAGGCGCTGCGCGCGGCGTCGCGGGCCAACGCGGAAGAATTCAACACGGGCGCGCAGCGCGTCAAAGGCTGGGAGGCCGAACTGAAAAATGCGAAGGGCGGCGTCGCCGCGCTCAAAGCCGAAATCGAGGGCGGTAACTCCACGACCGCGCAAATGGCCTCGCACTTCAAGGTCAGCGGCGAGGCGGTCGAGTACCTCAAACGCAAAATGACCGAGAGCGATGCCGCGCTCAAGGCCTTCAACGCCGAGCAGGACAAAGCCGCCCAGAAGGCGCAGCAGGCGGCCGACGCCATGCAACGGTTGCGCGCGTCGATGTTTGGCACCGACAGCATCGCCAAGGCGCAGGAGTATGTCGCCGCGCTCGGCCCGATCGAGAACCTGACCAAGATGTCCGCGGCGGCCCAGGCGTCAATGAATACCGAGCTCGGCAAAGCCATCGATGCCTATACCCGGATGGGGCAGACCGCGCCGCAGGCGATCCGCGATATCTATACCGCGACCTTGCCGCTCCCGCCGATCGTGTCGGGGCTCGGCGCCGAATGGAACAACGTCGGCGAGAGAGTGGTCATCGCGACCAATAAGATCGTCCCCGAACTCGCGCGGCAGGCCGACGCCGCGAGCGAACTCTTTCGCGCCTTCGAGCGGGAAACGCAGCGCCAGGTCGACGCCTGGAACCGCGGTGAGCGGGCCGGGCAGGGCTACGGCGCGATGACGCAACAGGTCGCGCAGCAGACCGCGCAGGCGACGCAGCAGGTCGTCCAGTTGAACGCCGCGCTCGGCCAGAACAAAACGGCCTACGAATCGGCGATTGCCGGCGCGCAACTGCTCAGGGCCTACGCTGACGCCGGCGTGGCGACGTCCGGCGCGATCGGCCTGGGCGGCTATCAGTTCAAGCAACTGCAGGAGACGGGCGTCCCCGGTGGGTGGGCCGGCGTGAGCTGGGCGAACCGGACGCCGACGCCGACGGAAGGCTGGGGGCGGGGCGGGGCCACGTCGACCTCGAACACGCTCAACGTCAACGTCAACACGACCGACGCGAGCAAGATCGCCGAGAAGCTGGTCGGCGAAATGAAACACCAGGGGTACCGGCTCTGATGGCGGCGCTCTCGCCGGCCCATCGCCCCGGCTGCGCGCGGCTCGGCATCGCGCGCCTGAACGCCTTCCGGTTGAACGTCTACGAACCCGTCGCGCTGGCCTATGTCAACGGCGTCCCGGTGACGGGCGGCGCCGCCGGCACGGGGCTCTACATCGAAGGCGCGACCATCGATCAGATCCTGAACGACCAGACCGATACCGCGTCGTTCCGGATGCGCGGCGTCGTGCCGGTCGCCGGCCAGACCATTGCGGTCTACAGCGGCGAGGTCGGCCTGGGCGGGCAGCTGTTCGGGGGGCGGATCCTCGAGACGACGCAACTCTACGAGAGCCGCAAGCAGAACCGTGCGCACGACATCCGCTGCGTGGATCCGACCTGGCTGCTGAACCGCCGGACGGTGCTCGCGTCCTACGTCGGGCAGTCGGCCACGGCGATCGTGCTCGACCTGATCGCGCGGTTCGCCCGCGGCGTCACGACGCGCGCCGTCGGGCTCGGGCTGCCGGTCGTCGACGAGATCACGTTTACGAATGAGTATCTGCCGGTCTGCCTGACGGCGATCTGCGAGCGCATCGGCGGGCACTGGTATCTCGGGTACGACAGCGACCTGCACGTCTTTCTGCAAGAGGGGCCCGACGCCAACGCGATCACCGACGCCGCGCCGCACGGGGCCGCCGGCCTGCAGCTCACCGAGGATCTGTCGCAGGTCGTCACCAAGGTGATCGGCCGCGGCGGCGGCGCGCGCGCGTCGATCGATACGGCGGTCGGCGCCACCGAGCTGCCGGTCGATGAGGACCAGGAGACGTGGTACGCGGCGACCGGCGGCCTGGTCGAGACCGGGACGCAGGTCGTCACCTACAGCGGCGTGCGGGGCCGCGGCGGCGCGGGTGCCCTGGTCGGCACCACCAACAGCCCGGCCGCGCCGAAGCTCTGGCGCGCCGCCTACGGGTCGCTCGGCGTCGGGGCGTATCAGTACGGCGGGACGTTTGTCACCGCGGCCGGCGAATCCCAGGTCGGGCCGATCGCCACGATCCAGGTGACGGGCGCCGGCTATACCGCGCCGGTCGCGCCGACGCGCAGCGAGCGCCTGTCGCAATCCAGTGGCATGGTCCCGGGCGGGACGTACAAGTTTCTCTGGAGCTTTCTCTACATCGGCGGCGGGCGCGTCAATGGCGCCGTGCTGACCCAGGTCGTCAACGGGTACAAGTGGGACGTCTACGTCGGGACGCCGGCCGACACGGGCTCGGTGCTGACGCACTACTTTCCCGAGCTGGCGCCGGCGCAGGGCCCGCTCGGGTTCGTCGAGATCTACCGCACGACCAACGGCGGCAGCGCGTTCTATCTGGACAAGCAGTGGCCGGCCGCCGATTTTGCGCTGCGGGGCGCGGGCTACTGGTTCGTCGATACACCGTGGACCGATGCGCAGCTGGTGACGCAGCCGCCGCTCGCCGCGCCCGGCGGCACGTTTAACGCGGTCTATCTCTCAGACATTCCCGTGGCGGCGGCGTCCCAGGTCACGTCGCGCAAGATCTACCGCACGGCGGTCAACGGATCGCAGCCGAAGCTCCTGACGACGATCGCCAACAATACCGCGACGACCTACATGGACACGGCGGCCGACGCCGCGCTCGGCGCGAATCCGCCGGCCAGCGACACGACGGGACTGACCGACAATCGCCAGGTCCAGGCCGGCGCCACGGAGCTCCCCGTCTCGAGCACGGCCGCCTTCAGTGCCGACGGCGGCGCCGGCTGGGTCCGGGTCGGGACGATCCCGGTGCGCTACACCGGCGTCGGCGCGGGCGTGCTGACCGGCATCCCGGCCACGGGAAACGGCGCGCTGACGGCGCCGGTACGCTACGGGACGCAGGTCATCGTCCAGCCGCGCCTAGTCGGCATCCCGGCGTCGGGCCCTGGCGCGATTGTCGCGGCGATTGCCCGCGGCGACACGGTGACGATCCGGCTCGAAAAGATCGACACGGCCGCGCGCGACGTCATGGCGGCGCGGCTGGGCGGCACGGCCGAGGACGGCGTGATCGAGATCGTCGTCAGTGACAGCCGGTTCGACCTGGTCGAGCTGCAGGATCATCTCGACGCGACCTTGCTCGACCGCAAGGAT